TAAGCTATAATTTCCATCCATAGTTATAATCTCCTTTATTGTGTATTTACATCAATCTGGCCAGATTGTAATGTACTATTTCATTCCTTTCAGCATGTGTTGAAACTGTCCCGCCATCTGCTGAACTTGATTAAGCTGTTGCTGAGAAATCTTCCCAGACTGTAACATCTTCTGGACTTCTTCCTTCGGGTCTCCCTTGAAATTCTGCTTAAACTGCATAAACTGCTGTATCATCTGCATTGGCCCGTTTCCCTGCAGCATCCCACCACCGAGGGTGTTAAATAATGGATTACTCATCTGCGTTTCCTCCCTTGACTGCTGATTCCTGCACGGTATTAGCCCTAACAGGTTCAGAAAAAGAATTTAATCGGTTTATGATAGCTTCGTATTTACCCTTTAAATCGTCATATTCCTGTCTGGTGACATATTTACTATCCATGTTCTGAACAGGCTGTTTAGGTGGCATCTGAGTGCCTACCTCGTGGTACTCAAATATCCGTAACGGCTGTGGCATACCGGAAACGTCAGTGGATTTTATGTAGAACTTTTCACTTTCACTGTCCATCAGTAAAACGCTTGTTCCGGGTGCTACCAGATAGGATTTTGCTCCGACTTCGCCAGATACCCATAAAATACCATTATTATTCTGCTGGGGTTGTTGTACTTGTTGAGTTGGCATCTGGACAGGCTGTTGCTGGAACTGATTCATTTGCCCCGGAATGCCAAAGCTATATTGATAAGGATTGTTATATAATGCCATCTTATGCACCACCTTTCTGATTATATTTTTGCATAGATGTATCAATCTAAAAAGTTCAAAAAAGTATCGAAAAAGTATTGACACACCACCAATTTGGTGGTATTATATAATCATCAAAGGACCGGAGGATATCAAAAATGAAAAAATACAACTTATCAAAAATCATGAAAAGAGCATGGGAACTGGTTAAAAAGTCATCATTAACTATATCCTCCGGTCTTAAGAAAGCATGGGAGGAGGCAAAACGCACAATGAAAGGTACAGAAAAGCAGATAACATGGGCTAAAGAGCTTATGAGAAAAATGAATAAAGAGTTTTCAATTGTTTTAGGTATGGCGCCAGAGAATCAGAAAGTAATATTTAGCGATGCATTTGAAAAGATTAATGCAATTATGAATGATTCTTATGCAGGTGATATTATTTATCATTTAAAAGATAATAAAAAAAGTGGTTTCGATTATTACAAATCATTATATGCTTCAGTTAAAATTAATGCCGATGCAATGGCAATGAGAATCAAAAAAGAAGTTTATCATAAATAAAATAAAGGAGAAAAAAAAATGAAAATTAAAATTTATTGTAATTACGGCGTATTAGCCGCAGAGAAAAGAAACGTATACACATATGGAAATCCGAACCCTACAGCTACTTGCTGGGATGAAATCACAGTGGAAACCCCGGAAGGTTGGGAACCATATGAGAACTACATGGGTGAGTTGATAGTGACAGCACCATGGGGAACGAATTACACCATTAACGACGTATTAAGTGGAAACGAGAAACCATGTTTTTCGGCTTGCGACAGAGAAGGAAGGTTGCACAGAGCTTTTCTGGTAAAAGTAGAAGATTAAGGAGACATAGAAACTATGACCATAGCAGAAATGCGTGAACACTTAAAGATATCCCGAGCAGAATTCTCAAGGAGGTACAACATACCGATTAGAACGCTCGAAAACTGGGAATCCGGAAAAAGCAAATGTCCGGATTATGTGAGACAGCTATTAGAGCGAGCTGTCTTGGAAGATTGTGAGAAATAAGAAAAGGAGAGGGTAGAAATGTCCTCTCCATATTTTTAACACACTTTAATTATTTTATTGTTTACCCGGCGGCTTAATCGTTTCGCCGTGGATATGCTCACGTTCATCTGTTCAGCACAGTATTCGAGCGTATGTTCCTTGCATCTCAGTCGGAACAGCCTTTCCTCGTCCGGTGTGAAATTACATTCTATCAAGAATCTGTCTATATCTTTCTTTGTGAACACATATAATTTCATGAGCATACCCCTTACTAATGCTAACGTTGATTCTGCGCAAGATAATTTGTAAGCTTCTGTTTTGTTTTTTTTAATTCCTCGACGTTATTTCCGCTGATCTGGCTGTCCAACATGGTTGATAACACTTCCAGAATTAATGAATCTCGTTCTGCGATTCTCCGAAGACTTTCATAATCTCGTCTGTCATGCTCTTCCAGTGTCTCTACTCGCTTATTAAGTCGGAATGCTGGGGTAATCCACTTAAAGATTACAGCTGCCGCCCCTCCGACAATAGACACCCCTCCGCAGATAGAGAGGAAAATCTGTACAAATTCTGATATGCTCATTTAGCTACTCCTTTTCCCAGTAATATACCGGGACTTCATTTCCACTATCCCATGTATCGAAATATTTGCCATCTTGCACCGTCACCACATGACCATCTATGCAGAGAATATATGTGCCTGTCGGATGGTCTGTACAAAAGTCGTTGACTGTATAGATGTATTGTTCTGACTGTTCTATCAGCTTGCGCCTGTATCCATGCTTATAGAGGTACGCTCCCCAGACATAGTTTGCACTTGGCATATCTGACAGAGCGCACGCCTGTATCATTAATCCGGCGAATACCGTTTCCCAGTCCTGCCCGGTTGCTTTGCATATTGCCCGGACAACGCAATCTCCTGTTCTCTTATCCTTAACAGGATTCGGATTGAAATATTCCCATCTGTCCATCAGTCAATCCCCTTTGCTGTTTTATATCTCTTTGCCGCTCCTCTGGCTTTTGCGGCGTTCTGGCGGTTCCACTTAGCGATCATGAGCCGGTCTTGCAGTTCCCTCAGGTCGTTCTGTTTGCAGTAATCTTTGTATGCAGTATTTTGTTTTTGGAGAAGATAAGACTTCCGGTCAAGGTCTTGCTGTAATGCGAATCTTGCCTGTTCGTCCTTGCAGTTATCAACCGCCGCTTGCATTCCGAAGACTTCACGCTTCGTTTTTCGGATTCTTCGCTCATAAGTACGTTGTCGTTGTTCTTTTTCGTACTGTTTCCCTTTGTTGGCTTTATCCTGTGCTGACAATTCCACATAAGGATTAAATTCTCCATCACTGGCTCCAAAACTATGCCGACAGTTGACCCCTGACAGTCCACTTGCCGTTCCATATCCGGTCAATGAGAATGGTGGAAATTTCTTACTCTTGCCAGAACGAGAGTGTATCTTACCTTGCCACCATGAGTGATTTCCAGGGTTTTCACCGCCGTCACCTGTTCTGGCTCCTATGTGTGCACTGACCAGAACTAAATCCCAGTCCATTTCTTCCATGCGTTTTAGGGATATATCTCCCGTAGCTTGAGCCACACCAGTTCTGACAGAACGTGCTACTGCTGTTTCAATGGTGTCTTTTCTGCCGGACGGATATGTGACAGTAACACCATCACTCACAACGTTATTAACTGCCTCTTTGATGGCTTGTGTATACCCAACCGCTCCAGTCATCACATGATTATATGCAAGGTCACACTGCTCGATATAGAGCCTTTGAGCGGCACTTGCAGTTGTTCTCGTGAAGTTCTTCCACTCGCCCATAGTCGCAAGCATATTCCGCTCCATGAGCCTTATCATAGATGGCGACTGCTCGAGCGGCACAGGACTTAATCCTGCCGCCTTATATACCTTGTCATCATAGTTCATTGCAGTGATTCCGGCATCCTCAAACGCTTCAAGGAGTTCCTGCCGTTCGCGTTTGGTATATTTGGATAGTTCTGCTAGAATGTCCTCTAGTAGTTCACCGGATTCTTGTAGCGTTCTAATTCGCCACGCATCAGCATTGGTTAGAATATAGTCCTCACCTCTGCCGATTCTTGCCATCATTCTCGACACAATCTCAGAGATGATATACTGATGTAGTTCTTCGGCAATCTGTTCACTGCCCTCTGTTATCCGACGTAAATATTCTGGGCTTAACATAACTATTCATCTCCAAATAATTTCGGTTCGTCTGGCTGAGCTTCTTTGACCATTGCTTTAACCTCATTATTCTTCTTCAAAAAAACCTCTCGTTTTGTTTTCCTCTTTGGCTTCTTGTGAAATTTTTTTTGCTTCCTTTTCAGTATATCCATAAAATTTCACCAAATAACGCCAAAATGCTACATGTCCGGAATTTACATAACTGTACCACGCTATCCTGTCTTCTTCTCTGTTGTATGTAAAATCGCCAAAATCATAATTAACTATATACTGAACATATTTCTTTTTCTTTTCGTCGTAAATCCAGTTAGAATCTGGTGCGATGCCATACAAATCTGCAAATGTATTTAGGGCGTATATAGTGTCATTTAAGCAACATTCCAGCTTATCCCGAACGTCCTTGATAAACTGAATTGTCCGCTGGTCGTCCGCTTCTACCTGCGTAGCCGTCACCATACCGGTTTTTTCATTAAAAACAAAATATCCGTTAGAGAATCCAATCTTATATCCTATCTGGTTTAGAAGGGCATTCATGCCGACTATACGGGTATCTGTATTGAGAACTGGATTAATTTCTTGGTAGAATTCTTTCGCGTCCTGTCCGAATACATTCTTAACAAAGTGCGGTAACCTCATCTCATTCCGTCTGTTCTCCATGCCCTGTGGCGACATAGCTGATACAGGTGCGCCGTTTGGCATCAGCAGTCTATCATCTGCCAGAACAGTCTTCTGCGAGTCAAAAATTTCTCCGGCATTTCTGCTGTATGCAATGTCGAAGTCTTTTAACTCTTCAATGGCTTCGGCAAAAATTGGAAGTCCCAGTGGTGTACTGATATCCACGTTGTTCGCCTGTGGTGTCCGCAGTACTCCATACAAAGCTCCGTCCAGTTTCTCACCATTTGCCTTGAGTATCGGCGGCGTATCTGCCATGAGGTCGGCCCATTTGGTCTGTTTAAGGTCAATCTTATCGCCGATACTCTGAGGAGATTTTGATACATAAGCTCTATTTGAAACGTAGTACGGATAGGTCGTTACGCCATCCACAGTGGTCTCAACAAAACGATGATATTCTAGCCGTGTATAGTATTTCCGTCCAACAGTATAAGAATCTTTAAATATGATTCCCTTTATTTTCTGATTATCATAATCTACAATCATCACATCTGCCGGAGTAAATACGTCAAGGCTCTCACCGTTTGGCTTGATAAATACTGTTCCATAGGCACATCCGTATTCTACCCAGTGGCGTATCTGAAAATATACTTTATCAATCTGTTCCTGAAGCCATGTAGCCCTTGCAGAACCGTCTATCTGAATACCGATCGCCAGCGTTGCGAGCCGAGCTGTCTCTGAGCAGACAGATTTCGCAAAATTGATCGTCTTGATATTATTCTTATCATCTAGCCACTCTGGTACGCCCCTGTATATGTTCGCACACCGGTTAATCAGTGATTCCATCTCCGGGAATTCTGCTGCCTGGATGTTGAAGTCCTCTTCGGCTTGTTTTTTGAATATCATGTTAAACCACCTTTTTAGTGTTTTTATAAGTCCCATTATGCACTCACGCCCCAGTATTTTATCTCACCCTGCCTACGTGCTTCTGCTGCTTCTTCAAGCGTGTCATGCCTGCCTAGATCAACTTTTTTATTATTCACATAGATTATTGCTCTATATTTCCCTCTGTCCATGGAAACACCAGTAACACCAGTTGAATTTATTTTTTCCATTCTTTTGTTTCTTGCTTGCTGAGTCCATGTTGCCCATCTGCAATTTTCTGGCGAATAGTCCGAATTTGTGTCTATTCTATCAATACTCAAATTATCAGCATATCCATTTTCTAATGCCCATAGAACAAACGCTTCTGAACTTTTATTCCATTCTTTGCAAACCTTTATTCCTCTTCCGCCATAGTCTTCATAATCTTTGTCATTGGGGTTATTGCATCTCTGACGAATTCCCTGCCAGATTTTATATATTCGTCTATATTTTAGACTGTACCCTCTTTTAAGCATTATTCCCTCTTCTCCTCCACAATGATTCTGTTGCATATCTACAGGCATCGATTAAATGATTGTTTTCATCAGGATATCCACTTATAACATTTCCGTCCTTATCTCTTTCGTATTCATATCCAGAAAATTCTTTATAAGCATTAGGCGTTCTTTTAGGGTCAATAACGATAGTTCTTGTCTGAAGCCATTTCATAGAATATTCCACACTCCCAGGTCCTTTTATTGCGCCCCTTGCTGGGAGTCCAAAATCTCTATAATCATTGATTGATTTAGGTTCGGCAGAATCACAAGTAATAGCATAATCATCATATTTTCTTTTTAGAATCTCGTCTGCTGATTTCCTATTACTCCATTTATTTTCGTAAATTTCATCAATGAGATATATCTTTTCAGTGTTATGATTGTAATACAAACGAATAAAAGCATACGGATCAGGGAAAAATCCCCAGTCACACCCCTGAAATATTTTGTCCATGTGACTGATCTCTTCGTCTGTAATATCTCTAATCTCCAGATATTCAAATACGTTTCCACCGTCACCATTTGGGACACCCAGATATTCATGCTCATAGGCTTCCGGATTGATTTCTTTCAGATGTGCTGCATCGTCAATAAATTTCTGTCCGAGCCACTCCACCGGGGCTTCCAGATAACTCGAATGATGGATAACTCTTTTCGGGTTAGGCGTGAGCTTAATCCTGTTTACCCAGTTCGACTTTGATTTTGGTGGGTTATACGATGAAAAATCATAGGACTCGTCACCACCACGAAGCACTGACTGATTAACAGAACGTTCCTGAGCATCTCCCTTCATTTGATCTTTTTCCTCTTTCCAGAGGATTCCAATGTAGCCAAATTCCGGCTTAATGGATTTCAGCTTGGTTTCATCGTCCAGACCACGGAAGTATATTGTCTGCCCCGTCTTAATATATTTGATTTCAAGCGGTGACACCTTACATTCAAATTCTTCCATCAATCCAAGTTCGTTGATAGCCCATTTCATGTTAGCATATACGGAATCTTTCAGAGTACCGGCCACCTGTCTTGTAATGCAGGCGTGCATCTGAGGATTGTTCTTAATAAGTTCAACAATCTTAAAAGCTACGAATGAAGATTTCAGACCGCCTCGACCACCCTCGAATACATATTCGATATTAGGCTTGATTTGCCGGTTAATATCCACGAATGCCTTACCAAGTACTCTGGCAGGAAGTTCATATTTGATTTCGTCTGATTTTGATACAGCTACTAACTGTTCCCATTTGTCCACTGCCTGCATATTTCCTTTGATGGCTTTATTATATACGGCAGCTACAATACAGGCATTGTTATTTGCATCCTCATCAGATATTCCCATTTTTGTGAGTTTCTTCTTTGCAGCAGTCGGAGCAGGGTTCTCAGCTATCATTTTTGCTAATTCAGAAAGGGTTTTCTTTTGACGGCGAGACTGACCAGAAGCAATGCCGCCTTTTTGGCCGTTTTTCGCTGCTTCCTCACTGCTTCGACCAGGTTTAAAAGGTTTTAAATTTTCCTCGTTTGCCATCCTATTAACATCCAATCATATCCTTTCTGAATTAAAACGCCCTAGCATAGTTATAGTTATATATACTATAATACCATACTAGGGCGCACGTAGCTCTCTACCACTTTTATAAATTTTTAAGTTTTTTTTAAAGTCTGCCAATCAATTTGGCCAGATGATAATATTCCGCCATAACCTTGCGTTTGTAGCCGTAGAAGTCGTTCTCTGTTGCAGGAACCGTCCTGATCTTTTCCATTGTCCGATAGCCGATGCTATTCACGATGCTGTCATAGATTTGCGATTCAATGCCAGGTGCATATTTGATAGATACCTGCAATAGATTGTATTTGTCGCTCTCACTAAGATTCCGCAAGTGACTTTGCAATGTCGGTATATCATCCAGTGGCACTCCGTAATCAGTTAGCGTTGCCTTTCTTAACTTCATTTATTTCACCTTCTTCATTTAGGTTCCAGTGACATGGTATGCCTTGAAAACATTCTGGACAGTGTTCGTAGAATCCGCAGCCTCTGCAATCCGCTGGCTGTCCAGTACAATATTGCTGCAATACGCGGTATGCTGATATAGCAAGGTTTGGCGTTATGTCTGGTGTGGGTTTATCTGGCATAGCTATCACTCCTCTCATTTTTACTAATTTCGAATAAATATCCCGTCTTTATTTATGTCTGTTATCTCAATGTTTACATAGACTGATTCTTTTGAATAAGATTTTATTTTATAAGAATCAACATTCAAATTTAATATTCTTTTTTCTATGTCCTGTGGAAGTTTCATCCATGCAATTTTACCATCATCGTACGCATAGATACGGAAATTCAAAACTTGGTTAATGCATATATCTACCGCAGACCCTTCTATTTTTGTTGCCTTTATCACATCTTTTACTTTCATTTCTTCATCTCCTCCAACTTCTTTTCAGCTTCTTCACGAGTAAGAAATAAAGATTTGCCAAGACGATCATAATAATTTCCAATCGGAATATATTGCAAATTAACTTCGGCTATATAATATTCTTTCCTGCTATCACATTCACATTCGCAATCATAGATTTCACAGTTATTATTTTTCTCACCGTATTCAGTGCATTCTGTCCATCTATAATTTACTTGATACAATATTCTGTTTAAATCGTCTGGCAATCTCACAATCAAGTCCTGTTCTTCTGCTTCTTTGTAAGATTTCAGTTCTTTCAGCCATTTTGCAACTTGTTCGTATTTTTCAGCACAATCAGCACTACTTATAAAGCTGTTAGGAATAACAATAGTATTCTTTTCTTTATTTTTTCTGTTCTTACAAACTACTTCTTTTATGTGTTTAATAGCTTCTTCAAGTGTTAATCTCTCCATCTACTTCACCCTCTTTCTCATTGAAATCCAAGTCAACTCTAATCACATCCGTTTCTATCGCTGAAAGGCAGCTTACTTTCAAGTTATAAAATGGTTTCAACAGCTTTGAACCGGTATTGAATGTATCGTAATCTCCCCAGTTTCTACCCGGATGGCATATCTGAATTTTATCTTCACTTTCGGGATCACCGCCAATTGCTGCTATCAAATCAATTAATTTCATTTTTCTCTCCTTTTAATCGCCCGCCATGAAATTACCAAAACACAACACGCATGCTATAATATTAAGTACCAGAATATCCCAATTCTGATTGATTATGTTCACAACAATGCATGCAGCGTTCGCAATGCCTAAAGCTAATAAAAAATATTTATTCATTTATTTTTCCTCCCACACTCCCAACAACCGCATTCTCTCATACAGTACAGCGACGGTCTTGCGCCTGTATCCATAAAAGTCCTTCGGATTCATCGGGATATATCTTTCTTTGCTGATTTTCCTGTAGCTCTTCCGGTATAGGATATTCTCAATAACCATATCCGCTATCACCGTGTTCTTCGGGCAAGCTGACAAGGCAGCACCGGAAAGCAGGTATCCGTACTCTGCCGGGAAGTCTTTCAGCATCGTATTCAGTTTTTCAATGTCCTCTGCCGGAATACCGTAGTCTTTCAGCTTTTTGTTCCTTGTCAGCATAACGTTCTCCTTTCTATCCTGTATAATCTTCAAACTTTCTTACACTTTCAAACGTAGCTCTCATATTTACCCATCGTTGTAATCTTCTGACGGAATCGGCAGGTTTTGTGTTTTGCTTATCAAAAATCATCACGTAGGGCCAATACCCTAAATCCCGAAGTGTGTATACTCTTTCCAAATCCTGTTCAAATGTGGTATTAAAATTTGTCAGCACATATACAGACATTTTTCTACGATCCCACCCAGTTATTTTCTTAAACATTTGAAATTTCGGGATAATTATGCCTTTGTCTTCATATCTGTCCCATGCAAAATGAATCTGTTTTATTTTCATTTGCTTAATGTAATTTGCCTTTTCATCGGTCATAATCCGAATGTCGCAGCCTTGTGAGAAATCTATATATGCTCTACTGTTTATTAACTGCTCAGATAATTTTTTCCATTCTGTGCAAGCAAACATGTTTGGGTCAAGCAGCACTATGTTTTTCTGTCCGTTCCAAAACTCTGATAAATCTGCTACTTTACAGCTTTTCTTTCCCTCTTTGTCTTTTACGATACAGAAATCACACCCTCTTGGGCATCCTCTTGTAAGAAAGCCATAAGCAGTGTCTTTACATAGCTCTGGATAGAGGCCGTAATCAGGATAAATATGTTCAATTTCGTCCGGTAATGACTTCCCACCAGACGGATACTCGTACCCTGTACCGCCCTTTATGATTTCTGTTCCACATACAGGATGCGGATAATCCGGTGTAAACGTAAATACCTTACTCATATACACCTTATCTGGTGGGTTTAGCCATGCTGTCAATGGGTTGTACCATTCTACGGAGTCACCTTTTCCCTTATGCCATGCTGATATTTTCATCAATGGCAGATTCGGAAAATTATGACCATCAACATCTATAAGTTGTATTCTCATAGCTTCCTTTCTATTCGTCCGGGTGGTGTTTGTCGTACATGATCGCTACGCATACAAGACCAGTCACTCCGAATATGGTTCCAAGGGCGAATACTAATAAGAATGTAATCATACAACCACCTCGTTATCCTCTGGCATCTGATAATCAATATGTCCATTTACATAGGCTTCCTGGATCATATCCAGTACTTTCATGGCTTTTGCTTTGGTGGAATAATGTCCTAATATCGTTTCATCAGTGCTTACATCGAACAAATTTCCATTTGGTCTATATGCCTCTTCGACATAAATGTGATTGGTTACAGTCATGTTTATTATCATTTCTTTATCCTGACTTCTGATTAACATTTTGTGTCCTCCTTTTATGGTCTTTTATATCCTTTGCACTTTTTGGTTCCGCAGTATGCTTTCGCAAACAGTGGTTCGCCTTTCTTTCTATTGTGATAGTTCACGGGACATTCTTTGTTTTTACATTCGTTACAGCAATAAAACATTTTACACTAATCCTCCTTATCTTTATAATTCATCACAATTGCAATTACCTGCACCAGAACTTTCTGAATCTGATCGTAAATGTGATGATCGTCAGTTCCGAAGTGTGAACATAATACTGCATTCCGCACGCCATCTGTATAACAATCTGCCATGAAATCAGCACTGTACACATCATCTTTATTGTCGAGTTGACCGTATTCTCTCCACTGAGAAGTAATGTACTCTTCTACTTTTTGGTCTACCACATCGTAACTGTCTTTATTTCCATTGATATGTCTCACACAGCAATCAATGAATCCTAATCTGTCGCAATCTCTGTAATCTTTTGATGTTTCCTGTGTATATTCTCTAAATACACGATTGATTTCTTCGTCAAAATTCTCCGGTAGATTGAAAATATCTACTTCCAGTCCTCTTGGAAGTTTTATTGTGTAACTTCTCATTTTGCGTCCTCCTTATTTCGTGTGACTGGTAATCCTAATTCTTTTTGCTTCTCTGCAATTCTTAGCGGAATGTATAATTTATGGTATTCTCTTCTGCAAATATCACAGTTTCCATAGCTATGCCCCCAACACCAATTACAAAATTTATTGAACTGTTCTTTCAATGCTTCTGAAGATGATGTATTTGCGTATCCTTCCCACATTATTTCCGACATAAAGCTCATTTTCATTCTCACTTTCTCATATAATTCAGAATATTTTTCCCATGTTTCTGGCAGTTTGGTACAATCTGGCTCATAAGGTTCTGGATATACAGTATATCCGCACTTCGTACATTTGATTTGTGGTGGAAAGTCCCTACTCCATTCCATGTTTCCACCACATTTTCTGCAACGGATGTATCTCTCTACTTTCTTTGGTTTTGTCTTGAAGAATGAAGTGTAATTATTATTTTTCATTCTCATTCTCCTTTCGCCCGTGCAAACAACTGGCACACTATTAATTTGGAATTACGTTCATTTTTCTTGCTATAGCTTCTATAACTGTCACTGTTACGCCGTTTCCTGCCTGTTTGTATAACTGACTGTCAGAATTAACAAACTGTGCTTTTTCAAAATAATCATCAGACCAACCTTGCAGTCTGAAACATTCCTTCGGTGTCAGTTTCCTGATTGCTATGTAGCATTGATATTTTTCATACCAGACCGCATATACAACCAGTTCTTCCGATACCTGAACGAAGATTCCCTGATTGCAACTCGTGTCGAGTGTGTTGGCGATTTCTTGTCCGACTCTTCCTCTTCTTGTCTTGCTGTTTGACATTGAGAAGTTCACGCTGTCAATTCCCACTCTGCATTCTGCATAACCTTGTTTCGTTGCTTCTTTGACTTCAATCGCGATTCCGTGCCGGTCCTGTCCTGCCAGTGTGAACATTGGTTCTCCATCTTCTTTGAACCTTCTTCCGTTCTGACGTTTCTCTGCCCTGTCTGGTGTTAATACTGGAATTGCTATTTTAGGTTCTGTGTTTCCTCCCGGCTTCGTACTGATTGTTGGTGCTAATCCATCGTCACTATAAACTCTATCTCGCTGTGAATTTCTGCCATTAAGACAACCGAAAAGATTTAACGAAACACTATTTTTTCCGTCTGTTCCTTCGATAGGAAATACTTTTGAGATACTTCTCCCTCTAAGATGTCCGATAATGAAACACCTTTCTCTGTTTTGTGGCACTCCGAAATCTTTGGAGTTGAGCACCTGCCATTCTGCATCATACCCCCACTGCTCCATTTCAATGAGCAATCTGGCGAAATCCCATCCTCCATTAACACTAAGCAAATTTTTAACGTTCTCAATGAAAAGGTAAGTGGGTCTATCTTCTTCTTTGAGCTGCCCGACAAGGTACATAACTCTGAAAAACAGGCTTGAACGGTTTCCTTGAAATCCGGCTTGCTTTCCTGCAACGGATATGTCCTGACAGGGGAATCCGAAGCACCAGCAGTCGGCTTTTGGAATGTCTCCGGCATACACTCTTCTAATGTCATTTGCATACCATTCTCCATTTCTATATTCCTCCTTTAATATTTCTTTCTGTCTCTGTTTGATAGGAATATCTTCTAATGCTTTTCGCTGATCGTCTGTCAGCAAATGCATTGAGATGTAACTCGCAGTAGCGAATTTATCAAATTCACAAAAACCAACGCATTCATGCCCCGCTGCTTCCATCCCTTTTCTAAATCCACCTATTCCGGCGAAAAAGTCCAGAAACTTCATTCTTCGTCCCTCCCGTTGCTATCTCTCTTTCTTTCTGGTTTTCGTCCACCGCCGGCAAAGCAATTTATAATCAAATTACGCTCCATATCTCTTAATTAACTCCTTATAATCATCGCAAATCCGAATGTGATGCTTCTTTTCCAGATTATCAACCATTTCAGACAATGATGTTTTTCCAGAATTAATATCATTGATGTAGCTATTAATTCTTTTTACGGACTTCATGTAACGTTTCCATCCCCATCCATGCAACTCGTGCATTACATAAAACAAGATCACAAAATTCAGCACGTCAGACCAGTTCTTTCCATCCTCGAACCCGTCATCAAAGGCTTTCAGCTCCATCTCTTTTAACTCTTTCTGACAGTTCTGGATAGACTGTGTAAACATATGAGCCCGCTGATTCGTATACGGAATGAACGCTTTCTTTTTCTTCTTGATTTTTAGGCTTCCCATCCAGCAACCCTCCTTATGTTTTCTGTTAAAGCATCAAACTGTTTTAACATCTTCCGGCATCCGTTTCTAGTCACCTGCATATCTTCAGCAGAATCATCTATCCAATATTTACCATCAATCAGATAGCTGTTATCCAAGAATGTACGGAATCTGCATTTTGTAAGTCCGAATTTATTCATGATTTCTCTTTGCGTCAAGGACTCTACAAATTCACCGTCTGCTGCAACAATGTCATAAAGTTTCATTTTATCTCCTTGCTTATCTTTCTTATTCCGTACCCAACTGGAGTATATGCCCTGTCGGTACTGGGATGGTTCGTTCTGAGTAGGTCATCATCAATTAGCTGGTTGACATGCTTCCAGACCGTAGCTCTCCCAGCATCCACCTTTTCGGAAATCTCTGTAATTGACGGTGCATATCCAACCAGTTTAATATAACTGACGATATACATATATATTTCTTTCCTGAGAGCCTGCCCCTGCTCGTATCTATTCTTCGCGTTGTACATTCTCTATCAATCCCCTCTGTTTAGAATCTAATAGCTTATTAAAAGCAACTAGACAATTCTTAATAAACTGTTTATCATTATTATCAGGGCACATTTCCGCATACTCTCCAAGTTCTATCAGACGATCAGTGGCCTGCTTGGAATATTCGTCTGTAAGTTCAACTGAATAGAAATCTTTTATAGCTTTCCAGAATTCAGTCATGAATTTTTGAATATACGGAATATCCTTTGCTTCTACTTTTATTTTTATCGTCTCCTTTGAATATTGTATACAATATACTGTATGCACTCTATTTAATTTTATTTTATAAATATAATATATTTATATTATTTTAATATAAGTAACCCACAGTAACCGAGATGTAACCGTACTAATTCGTGTAAACAATTGATTTTACAGGTAGGTAACCGAGTAACCGAGTAACCCTGACTTTCTCATATGGGGGAACTTTTATGCTCAATATGTGCATATAAATACTCAAATATATATATACAGAATCAAAGGTTACCTAGGTTACCAGGTTACCTTTTGGACGAATTGTTTATCAATCAAACACAATATCGTCCGTAATCTCAAAATTATCATTGCAATTCACAAAGTCTTTCGGAATTTCGTCTACAATTTTCAAGAACACGCATTTAGTGACAATTCCGTCCAGCTTCTTCGCTTTGGTCGGATAACCTCTGCTGTCGGTTTCCACAAGCCCCTTCTTAACAGCCCATGACAAGAATGCCTTTCTGGAGAATCTTCCAATTTTGCACAGATCATCAAACGCTGCGCTATAGATTATTGCAGTTGACGTTTTCTCTACCGGGTCATTGTCTATAATTCCCCATCTTTCTGTTTTGACATCTGGGTTATCGTCGAATTTAATCCCATTCATAGCAATCTTGTCAACCACGAACCAGTAAGCACGTTCATTTTCAGACACCATTTCCTTCTCTGTCAGAAGACCCTTTGCAGTTTCAATGTCAATGTACTGACCATCATGGAACAGCTGATCTGTTACAATCTTATCTGCTGCCAGAATGATACTCATAGATATACTCTGCTTCTGCATTTTGTCATCGTCCTGTATAAGCCCCTGATAGTGCTTTTGCAGGGCTTTTATATCATCAATAGACATTTCCTTGACTGCGTTCACAAAATCGATTCCTGCGTATCCGTAGTTCTTTTTAAGGGTATCTGCGGTAAGCTGCGGATCATCAAATATCTTTTCAGAACACTCAACCTCAATAATTCGGTTAATGGCTCCGCCTTGGCTGACGTATCCAGCAAGTGGACGCTCACCATTGGTCAGAATGCAGTTCTGCCAGCGATTCTCCCGGTTCACACCCAGCTCCTTGTTAGAACGACTCTTTCCTTTGCCGGAACACAGGTCGTACACTATACCTTCGAAGTTATCCCTGATCTTGGCAGATACCTTGGAAGTATCATCCAAAATTAGTGGAAGATTGTTAAGCATATCAGACTTTGCTTCCAGTGCCACATCCGTTGTCTTGAAGTCTCCTATGTATCGTGATTCACCCGGATTTGCCCAGACAGAAGCTCCCAACATAAGTGTTACGGTCTTGCCACCCTCAGTTTCTCCCCAGAGGTCTACAAAAAATGGAAGGGCACCAACAAGCTTAATCAGAATACTGGCGAAGCTTGCAGCCAACATGATTTTTGGCTCTATTCTTCCAGTGGCACGAACCTTCTTCACGTGTTCATACCATTCTGTTCTGCTGCCACCTACACTGATACTTTCGTATAACTGCCGAAACCTCATATCTCCATCGAATACAATATCCTTATCATAAGGCAAGAAATAATCCCTGATCCAACCAATTTTACTGGAAGAATACTGAATATTGATATAATCGTCATTTGCATTCTCAACGTCTGACAGATACCGCACAAGAAACTTTGCATTCTCTGAAGTTACTGAAATCCCAAGCGCAGATAAGCCAACGATTTTAGTAGATGATGCAACCATGGTTTTCGGTACAATAACCTCGGACCATTTATTATTTCTCTTATAGATTAGCTTTATCTGTTCTTCTCCAGTCTCCAGATTCTTCATTCGTTCAATCGGAAGAATAGGATGATAGCAAGCTATAATATCAGGCGATCCTGGATTAGTATTTGATATTCTAATCCCATCATCGTCCGCCACCCAGTTAAGACACTTCATTCGATCATATTCACAATCAGAGAAATTAGTCCACTGGTCCAGCATAGATAACGTCCTATTGTTTTTCTCTTTCTCAATCATCTGCTTCTGTACTTTCGTGTAGGCTTTAAGCAAATCCTCAAATTTTTTCTTCACGCCAAGCTCCTTGGCTCTGTCCAGAAGAGTCAATGTAAGACGTGCCTTGTATATCTCGTCTTCCTGACTGAATATTTCGTCAAACACTTCTTCGTCCAGAATAGAATCCTTCGTGAGCTTGTTTATCATTTCCACTTTTAATCACCTTCTTCCAGTCCTGTTATGAATCCATGGTGATATAGCGCAAGTTGCAACCTGTTCCACGCTTCACACCATCCGTCAGACAATGGTTTCACCCTGTCAAGGATAGCCCGGTAGAAATCTATATCAGACAAGCATTCTTGCAGCTCAGCCTTTTTCTTCTGTTCTTCCTTTTGCCGCATTTCCATCTGCTTCCGATGATAATATATTGCCATTCTGGAAGAGAAATCCGGTTTCTGGTAAGTTCCGCCAAGCATGGTAAAAGCTTGCTTAAAATCGCAATTATCCATGTTCTGAACGAACGTAAATATGTCACCAGTTGCACCACAGCCAAAGCAATAATAGCTGTCTTTATAGATTTTCATGGATGCGGTACGGTCACCGTTATGAAAGGGACACTGTATAAATCCTGCTCTGTTTGGAACCATGCCGTATCTGCTCAGAACATCTCTCATACTGTTCTGTTGTTTGATTTCTTCTTTCGTCATGTCAGCAACTCCACGATTCGCCGTCCAGTCTCTTCTTTTGTGCAAAATTCAAATCGGACACCGTATTTATCTCTGATCGTACATAGAGATTTGTATAGTTGACAGCCATCAACAGCCTTGTCAGACATCACAGTCTTTACCTTTTTACCGTTTACTGTCTTCCAGATAATCTTATGTTTTCGGGGATTCTCCCAGAAATATACATCACCAACTGATTTAATATCTGGTCCATGCTCACATAAGATGATCAACTGAATACCTGCTTCACGCGCTCTGATAAGCTCTGCTTTGAATCTTTCATGCTGCTGGCAGACATTTCCACAAATCTCTTGTAAATCCTTTTTACGGTCAATACAGAGCCTTACATTGTCCAGTGATTGATAATCACCGCAATACAATTTAGAGCGAAAATACTGCACTCCAAGGCTATCAAACTGGCTCTGAATCCGTTCCCATTCTGATTTATGTTCCCTTGTGTCCACTTGTATAACCATTAAAAACACATCCTTTTAATTGAATGGAAGTTCTTCGTCAATTCCATCTGGAATACTCATAAAGTCCGTACCTGCCGGATTCGATCCCATGATAGCTTCTTCTTTCAGATGATCATCATAGGCTTTTGTGGTGCGCTCTTCTGGGATATCTGCATCCTTAATTCCCTCAATACTACGGAACCATGCAAGCTTGTGACGTTTTACTTCCTTGTTGTCGTACCAGTCTTTCTCCAGACGGAAGATGCCGCCGATCAGTTTTCCTTTAAACTGCTGTCCGAAGTTGTCACCCCACTTAACAGCAAAGCCCGGATTTGACTTTTCTACGCATGTGATAAATGTTTTAAGGTTGCGGACACCATACTCTACACTCTCGTCAATAACCATGTAGTTTGTACCGGCATTCGGATATTTCTTGTCTGGACGAATATCATTCTCAAACTGCTTCATAAAGTACCCTGCCTGCTCGTCTCCTTCTGCGAAATCAAACAAGATAACGAGCATATCAAGCCCACCCTGGGATTTTTTCTCTGATACCTGCTTAATTACCATTTTGTGTCCGCCAAGAGCAATCGGTTCAAATTCTCCTGCTGCCTGTGTAGTATCGTAATTATTTGGTTTCTGCATTATTATTCTCTCCTTTTCCTAATTCATAATAATCTCTGATAACCTTATCCACCTCTGCAAGGTCGTTATCAATAGTTAAACTGTCAAACATCCCGATCGGGGACTTACTTACTGCTCCCTGACTGGACTGGGTGACAAATAAGTGTTTTCCACTCTCTTCGATGCAGCGAAGAACGATGGTAAACATGCCCTCGATGCAAACTTTTTCGTCCAGAAGCTTACCAATTGTCTTAGGTTTTACTTCCCCGGAATCGTCTTTTTCTTCATGCATCATAAGGTAAACAATTTTATTCTGCGGTACTTTTGTTACAATGAACTGGATAAGATTCCAAAAATAGTCTCCAATATCATTGTATAGAGCGAACACTGCATTGCCTTTTCCGGCAGAAGCGTGCCCCTTCATGAAATGATTCGTGATAAGATATCCTGCATCATCAATCACAATTGACTCCGCTTTTGATGCGATCAGGCACTTCATTACCTGCTGGTAATCATCTGTAAACCATCCGTCAATCTTTCCTTTAAATGGAAGTGGTTTATTCAATACTCTAATAAGATTCCAGTGTTCATTCTGGCAGTTTCTAAGACTGGTACTCTTGCCAGAACCAGATTTTCCAATAATTAATACGGGTGTTGCCATTGCTATTCCTCCTTGTCATAAACCACATGCTTGCTACCCTCAATAATCAGCAAGCTTGCAATATCTTTCATTGATAAGGTTGATTCGTTATAGATTTCGACCAGTGCGTTGTATGCGTCCGATGAAACCTTTACAACCTGATTATCTTTCCCAGTTACCAGTTGCTTCTTCCTTGCCGGAATACGGATTTCAAATTCACTCATTCGTTTCCTCCTCTTCTGATAAAGCGAATAACGCATCTAAGCGTTCGCCCATATTCATTTCTGAACCAAAATAAACTAAATCATTGTATTTCTCTTCATTTTCCAATGTTATCTTCATGCCAATTATTTCTATTATTGTTTTGCTGATTTTGGGGCTGATATCACATATTACTGGCACTTCCTCAAAATCTTCATCTTCTCTACAATTTTCAGAACAAATTGAAAGCTCGATTTTTATTCCATTGTAAACATTACTAATTGTAAAATTCTTTCTTGAAGAAAATTCATTATAGGCTTTCATAGCTGAATCTTCTGCTTCTAAAAGCATTCTGGCAATCTTTCTCTTATCCATTGATACTTTCCTCCTTATACGATTTCTGAGCCGTTAAAAGCCCATTTAGAGCCTGTACGTAGCTTGCCAATGTTCTTGCCTTGTATGATTCTTCAATAGGGTTATCTGGGACTGTGGCAAGCTGTATATCAATCAGTCTCAGAACCTCATTAATCCTCTCGTCCATGTTTACACCGCCTTGAAAAAGCAGTAAACATTGTCAGATCCATCTCCCCTTGCAGGGTTAATGCTACCTCCCGGAAGCAGCCCACTGGCACTGTGATATTCAAGATGATTCAGATACATATCTGGATTCTCCCAGTCGATAATGTACTGTTTCCGCTTATTCAGCTCTGACAGAAGCTCATTTACTGTCGTTATCAGTTCCATTGTCGGCAGGAGCTTCAGCTCCATTTGATTCAACATCTAGTGGGCACCTCCCATCTATCAGAAGTTCCAGCAAGAAAGCTTTGGTTTTATTAAGTTTTTCACGACTTTCTTTCTTGTAAAACGGATCAAAAGATACAACCTGATATAAATCCCATTTAAATTCGCCTTTCCGAAGGCAAACATCTTCTTTCCTTTTAAGTCCACATACAGTCACACCATAAACTGAATAGTAGAATGTGACACTTGCTGTCGGAACTTCGTTTACAACTCTTTTGCAGAGTTCGTAAATTTCATCAATCTCTTTCTCGAACATCTTCTTATCCTCCTTATTTCCTACTGCCAGTCTGCTTTCATCTGGCGCACCGCCCATGCCGCCGAGATACCGAAAAAGATGTTCAGCCAGATAGGTATATCCACATATTTCCCGGCAAGCATACAAACAGCAATTAGCATATACTCTTTCATTTTATTTCATTTCTCCTGCAATCCACGCAAGGTTGCTCGCTACCAGTGCAGCGACTGTTACAATCCATGCGGTAAACCACTTTCTTGACTTTTTTTTACTTTCTTCAACAATTTCAGTCGCAAGTGCTACTTCGATGTCAACCCATGTTGGCTGTTTTTCGTTTCTAATTTCACTCATATCTTGCTAATTTCTCCTTATTTTTTCTTATTTGTCTTTACAATTAGCAGATAGAGAACTATAATGTATCTATCCACTAAGGCATTTTAGTGGTGCAAAGCTCCGGGGTGGAGGTTTCGGCTCCCTCCGGGGCACTCACTTATTAAGAGCAGCCTTGCCTTTCCAGACATGTCCGGTCACTTCATAGACTTTCCTAGGGCTTATAATGTATGTGATTCGTCCACCGGAAAGGCTTTTTGCTGGCTTGTTATTCTGCACAGCCATGCCAATCGGCAACCATCCATACACAATCCCTGCCCGGATTGCTGTAATAGGAAGTCCGATCAATTGGCTCGCATCGGCTACAGTCATATTTTCTGAAGAGAACTCTGGCATCTGTGGAATGCCTGATATGATTCTTGCAACCTCTGCGGCGAACTGATGAATTTCTGCATTTTCTTTGATGTAAGTATCAACTTCGCTCATTTTATGCTCCTTTCTACTCGATACACATCTGAGCATTGCAGTCCCTGATACACATTACTGTATTTGTGCATGGATGCCAGTTCTTGACATATTCCGTGGCTTCTGCAAATCTCAGCTTCGGGATATTATTTCTGGCATTTACATCGAAATAAGTCTTTATGTCCCTGTTACACTCTGCAAATACTTTCTTTCCGATTTCTTTGTAAGCATTCGACTCTTTTCCGCCCAGATGAGCAATGACAATGCTCGATACCAGATCACCAATGTATTTCTGCTGACCGTAATCAATGGTCATGGTGTTCTCAAGTTTCTCGATTCGTTCTTCGTGATTCTGATTGCCAAGAGCCAGAAGCTGAATCTGTTCTGCTATGGTCATTGGTTTCTGATAAGAACCTGTCTTTCGAATTGTTGGAAGAACTTCATCCATAACCCACGCTTCGAATTTCTCTGCAGATGGAAGTTTCGACTTCATAATCAATCGGTACAAATCTCCCTCATTTATGTATGACATCAGCTGAACGCCGCTAGATGTAGGGGTGTCGTGTTTTACGACTCCCTTGCAATGCCTTGATACGGCATCTCTGGGATTGTTATACCCAAGAGCTTTTGCAACATCAGTTCCAACAAAATACGGTTTCCCGTCAATTTCTATTGTTCGAATTTCTCCGAATTCCCCTGAATTAAAAATCTGTAATTCGTTCATAAGTCTCCTTTCTTGTGGTATACTCCCAGTAGATGGGAGGTGTTCATTTGATAACAAGATATCAATATAAAATATTGAAAAAAGCTTTAAGAAATTGTGGATTTACTCCTGGTAATCAGCGTGAAGCAGATGCTTGCAGATACCTTTTCAGTAAAAAGTGCTTTATGCGTTCAAGGTCGCAAGAGCACACATATGAAATCACACAAGCGGGTGAAGTCGCCATGAAAACATATTTTCAAGATATATCCAGATTTTGGATAACAACTGTTCTGTCAATCATTGCGCTGATAACGGGTATTTTTTCAATTTCTATACAATCAGAGCAACTATTGCAATTATTAGAGAAATTATTGAGATAATTGCTAAAACGTGTGTGTCGGTAGATAGTGAATCTACATAATGTGTATACATTTGTAATAATTCCTTTACCGAAAATTCAACATCTACCTGCTCACACGGCTCTTTTGGAAAGATACTGTCCACATCTACCGTTCCGCCAAAAGGAATCGGCTCACCAGGCTCTAACTCTCTTTTCTCTGGCATTTTCAAATCGCCTTTTTCTCCTGTCAGAACAGCTTCCTTTATTTTGTTGGTCTGGTCCTGTAAATCCCAGAAACGCTCATTGAGTCTTCTTATGGCTTTATCGGTTTCTTTTTTGTATCTGCTCAACTGTTTTCACCTCCATGTTAAGAACTTTCTTTCTGTTCCTTACCAGAATCATCTGGCTTATTCTCGGAAAAACTTTCCGTCTTACCAAGAATGTATCCCTTGTCAAACTCTGACATATTAGGAATCGCGTTTTTCAACTTTTCAACGATTCTTTTTTCTTTTTCAGACATGCACTCACTCCTTTCTTGTGATATACTCTCCTTCAAGGGAGGTATTAAAATGAATCCAATCATTTCAATTCTGAATTCTGTTAAAGAAATTGTTACTTTTGAAAACATCACTTTTCTGCTTGGACTAATAGGCTCCGTTGGTACTGCTTGGCAAGTGATTCAATCACGGCGAAAAATTCGTTTAAGTTTATCTTATTTCGGATATAGTGCAGAGAAGCAATTGGCTCTGGCTTATATCCAATTTGATAACCTTTCAAATTCTGCCGTATCGATCACAGATATCTCCATCGTTATTAATGGAAACATATATCCATGTGATAAACTGCCAACTATCGTTGCTTCTTCAAACCGGAAAATCGGTGGAAAAACCGTTTCTTCCGGCAGCTTGTACAATATGTCTCTTCCGGTTTGTTTGTCTGGATATGGTGGAAGCAGCGGCTACTTTGTGTTTCAGATTCCATTAGAATCTGCTCCATCTGACTCCACACACCAGAGGTTTTTAATTTCGACCAGTCGTGGCTCGTCATTTCGAGTTGAACTGAAACCTGACCGAGAATATTTTCACTAATGATGCATTCTAACATTTTTCTTCGCCTCCTTTGTTGTACTTTGTACACTCTTAATATAATACTATGTACAACTTTTGTCAAGCACAATTTTTGTACATTGTACAATTTTAATATTTACTTTTTTAATTATGTGGTGTATAATCTTATTTGAAAGGAGGTGTACGAATTGAAAAACAGAATAAAGCAAATAAGAAATTCTAATCCTAATTGGAAGAGTCAAGATTTATTTGCAAGCTTTTTGGGAATACCAAAGGCAAATTTATCCAGTTATGAAACTGGAAGAAGAACTCCTACAGACGCAGTAATTCAATTAATCTGTGAGAAATGTTCTGTAAACGAAGAATGGCTCAGAACTGGAAACGGAGATATGTTTGTATCCGGAATTAAAGACAAACAAATTTCTGCCATGCTTGCAGACGTAATGAAATCTGGAGAAGATTCTTTCCGACACCGTCTCGTGTCTGCATTAGCCAGATTGGATGATGAGGGATGGGACAATTTAGAAAAACTTATTGACATGATTTCTAATAAGTAAAAAGAAAGACAAGGGTAATGCGCAAACCCTTGTCTTTTTTAATGTTATCCGATTAGCCTTTTCACAAATATATAAATCACTTCTATCCAATGATTATTCGTGCATTTTTCAACCATCTCAATAATCTCTTTCTTATAATCCATAACAGCCCTCCCTATTGCAATTACCACCTACATTACAGTATATGTCCGGTTTGTGGGAAATAGAACCGAACATTAGTTCGCTTTTGCTATTATACCATCTATTCCGACTCTTGGCAACTGCCAATAATATACATGGATTTTCGCCATTTCATACATAAACTTTGCAATCTCAAAGAAAATTATGCTTTCACAGAAGAAAAATGCGAGATTGCAGACTTTTTTACCGCCGTTGTCTGTATGTGGACACTTCTGGACAGAATAGTCCTGATATACCATATATGAATGAACTATCTGCATATCTTTCTGATTATTATTGGAAATTATCTTTTGTGGGGTATGTACAAGACTAAACACCTTATAGATCAGCAAGAGAAGTACAAAGCACTTAAAACATTTCTTTTTCATCTAAATCACTCTATTTCGTTCTAAATCTTTACAATATGTTCTTAAAATGATAAAATAAAAATACCACATATAACCGTAATTTACATAACATTGCAAAATCAGCGGTACAAAATACATAATCCGCATGGAAAGTGCGAAGCGTGGCGAAAATCATATCAGGAGGGTGTTTATTATGGATGAAAAGAAAAAATATTGTAAGCACTGCGGAGAACTTATTGACGACGACTGCATAGTGTGCCCTAAGTGTGGAAAACAAGTAGAGCAGTTGACTTCTAACAACAGAGATATCATCATTAACAATTCTGCATCTTCCTCTGCATCCTCAGCGGCGAGCTCAGGCGTGCCGTATATAAGACGGAAAATGCCATGGTATTTAAGTTGGTTTTGGATTTTTATTTTAGGAATCTTCACTGGTGGAATTTATTGGATTGTAGGAATTGTAATGAGAGTAAATTGGAAATCACATAATTAAATAAAAAACCGCCCCGGCATTGGCGTACCGGGACGGCGTTTATACATCTCCGAAGAAATGTATGCTGGCAAAACATATTGTATCATCTTCGGAGCAGTCGAACAACCCAGAAAATTTGTTCGGCTGTTATTTTTATACCTAAAAAACAGCTATAAAGAAAAGAGGAATAAAAATGGCGAAGAAAAGAAAGAAATATCCAAAACTGCCGAATAACTTCGGCTCTATCCGGTATCTTGGCAAGAACCGGAGAAACTGCTTCGCAGTGCATCCACCAGCTACACTGGGCGATAATGGTAAGCTAAAACGCCCGCCGGCGATCTGCTACGTTGATGACTGGCTAAAAGGCTTCACTGTCCTGACAGCATACAAAGCCGGTACATATCAGCCAGGGATGGAAAAGGACTTGCCCGTATCTCCCACTACCGACACAGATGCCCTTGTGAACCGAATATTGGCTGATTACGGCACGATAAAAGGAGTAGAGGACAAACATCCAGAGATTAAGAAACTGACGTTTAAAGAGGTATATGAGCAGTTCATGAAATGGAAGTTTCCTGAAGGAGCGGTCTACTCGGAAAGTTCAAAGGGAACCTACACGGGAGGATTTAGGAATTCGGCAGCTTTACACGACCGAGTATTTGAAGATATAAAAGCCCCAGACATGCAGGCGGTGATCGATGAATGTCAACTCAAAAGAGCCAGCCTGGAGAACATCTTAATATTGTTCAAACAAATGTACAAGTATGCTGTTTATGCTGAAATCGTAACAGAGAACAAAGCTCAGTATGTCAAGATCAACGTCCCCGAGGATGATGAACACGGAACCTCATTCACTGACGAAGAATTGTCAATTTTGTGGGAACACTCTTCTGATCCAGATGTTCAGTCAATCTTAATCCTATGCTACAGTGGATGGCGAATTGGAGAGTTTCCAAAACTGGAAATTAATCTCGATCAGAAATACTTCAAAGGTGGGTCAAAGACAAAGGCCGGAAAGAGCAGGATTGTGCCGATTCATCCGTCAATATATGGCTTTGTAAAGAACGTAAAATACAGCAAATTATATACTTGGGGACAGAATAAATACAGAAAAGAACTGTTTTATCCCACACTTGAAAGGTTAGGAATTCCTGGAAACCCAAAGCACACACCACACGACTGCCGACACACCTTTTCTGCACTGTGTGAAAAATATGGCGTCCGGGAGAACGACCGAAAAAGGATGCTTGGTCATTCATTTGGTGGTGACGTCACAAACGCCGTATACGGACACAGGACGTTGGAAGAGCTTCGGTCAGAAATTAAAAAAATAAAAGTTCCATTTGTGACTAACTGTGACTAACCGTTCCTTTTTAAAGTGATTTTATTCAACCTAAATTAATTCATCAAAAGTCTGCAAACCCGCATAAAACAAGGCAAAATGGCGATTTTGCTGATATTTTTAAATAATGAAAAAACTAACCATTAGTTAAAAGCACGTTTGAATTGTCTGGCTCAAAACGCCATATTTTCAAGGGTTTTCAGCTTTTTAGGATTTCAAAGTTGTGACTAACGTGTGACTAACCAGAATGTTCTTATTATTCCGAATATGATACAATATGACTTAAAAGCCCCAAGGAATAATTTCCAAGGGGCTTAAATTTTATACTTTTTAAATTGCAATCAGGTCTTTCCAGGTCTTCTCCCCGCACTCTCCGTCTACGGTCAGAACTCCGTTTCTTGACTTCTGATACTGTCTAAGTGCATAGATGGTATTCTCATCTGCTTTTCTGGAAAGCGTCAGTGCTTTTTCATTCTCGCCTTTGAATCCTCTTGCAATCAGAATCTCTTGAAGCAATAATACAGACGTTCCTTCACTTCCAAGTTTTACTAATTTTGGTTCGAACATATAACCGGCCCCTTTCGTTGTGGTTGTTGTAGTTGTTGTATTATTTGCAGTATTGCTGGATTTGCTTCCGCTTGTGACTGCAATAGCTACATGGTGGCTGTCATTCAGAAGAATGTCTCCGGCTTTCAGATAATCGCCGGAAGTCAGATATTTTTTATCTGTCAGTACCTTTGCCCCTGCATTCTTCAATGCCTGTCTCATGTTTCGCGTTATCAGATAGATGCTTACTGCTTTCAGTTTTGCATTATTTAGGCGATATCCAGCACCCTTAACGATTGCAGCTGTACTTGCACTACAGTCAGATTCACAAGCTATTGTAATCTGCGCCGGATCGTAGTTACTTGCCTTTAAGTGCCGCCAGAACGAATACCGGTCATTGCTGTTTCCGGCAGTGCCCTGATCGTACCCGATGAGATTGTTCTGTGCCGCTTTTGTCGCCATGTCTGCGATCATGGTTGCGATTTTGGCGTCATTGAATCTTAGGACGCAGAGCCACGGTCTGCTGTACCAGTTCATAATCTGATATTCTGTACCAGTCTGATCTCCTGCTTTCCCACCTGCATATCTTCCGTGTTCATCATGTCCGCAGTTGCTGATTTTTACCATTTTAGTTTCTCCTTTCTGCATCGTTCCTCTATAGTCCTTGTAGAACACATCCATATCTACATTACCACTGATTCCCGGAACTTTCCCCTTGCTGGAATACTGCCAGCCTACACCAACAGATGGTCGTAATCTTTCCTGTGCAGAACCGTTGTCACCGGCCGGATAACGTGCAATCCAGCAGTCGTACTTTTTCAGAGCATCTGACAGAACGTTGTTGTACCAATCAAGATTGCAATAGATGCCAACTTTATAACCAGCTTTCCTGATTCTGGTCAGAAATGATACTGCAATATTTTCAATTGCCTGCTTACCAAGTTTTCGCTGATTAGACCACTCAAGGTCGTAGAACACTGGAAAGTCCAGTCCTCTCCCATTCAGTGCGGCAATCACATCTTCCGCTTCATCAATCGCCTGCGCCGGTGTTAGAGCGTATGAATACTTATATCCGCCGATAAGGATTCCGTTGCTCTTGCACCCCTTGTAGTTGTACTCGAATGAGCTGTCAGCGCCTGTTTTCTGATGTACTCTTAATATTGCGAATTTAATGCCGGATTTAGCCACTTTCGCCCAGTCTGGTTTTCCTTGGTTGGATGATACGTCAATACCTTTAATTTCCAATTTATCAACTCCTTTCATGAAATCAGTTTGAATGCTATACGTTTTCACATTGTTCTCAAACACACTTAGTACACTCCATTGGTAGCTTTTTATGAAATTTTTAATGAATTAAATGGGAAGAGGAATTTTAGAGTTGTAACAGCTCGTAGCTGAAAGCATATTTTGAGCTTATTACAGCCTGTCCCCATACGCCTAAATATTTTAAAATTAAGGAATCCTCTCCACTTTTTTTTACAGATACTGGTTCAGAACCTACTTTCTCAAATTTGAATCCTGAAACTTTTCCTTCAGATACTATAACCCCCATCCATGCATTTGACACATATCCGTAAACAAAAAACAGCTGATAACTGGTTGATGGTGTTATTTTTATAGCGTTTTTTGAATTTCCTAACGCGATGTGTTTTCCAAAAGCGGGGTTACTATTTAATTCATTAATCGCCCCCAGTACCGTTTTGTTACTTGTCTCAAGCTTCTGAAAGACTTTATCTGCGAGTTTGTTCAAAATCCAATCCGACAACGCTGACAAACCAAGACGTTTGTTTGCCTTGCCTGCGGTATCAAGAATCATCACTTCATCATTATCTGCGGGTTCTGTTTTTGTCGTGTAATCTGTCCACTTTGGCATGACTATTTCCTCCTTATGCTAAATATTTGTCCCGGATATATTTTTTAACTGCATCAAGATGAGCCTGTACATCGTCATCCAACACAAGGAAATTACCTTTGTTGTTCTGGCTGACAACTTCTCCTGTTTCCTCGTTTACCTCAGAATAGGTGTAAGCAATACGGCTTCCCTCTCCAGTGCTAAGATTCATAAAACTTGTAAGAATTTTTTTCATGATATTTTCCCCATTTCGTCAATAATTTTTTCCCTGTCACTAAGAAGTTCTTTTTCATAATCTGGTTCTGACACTTCAAGGCTTTCGCTGTAGTCTGGCTCTGGCATGTCTGTGTCGATTGCCCTATCGTAAGCTGTTCTGCTCATATCAGTAAAACGCATATGTTCATATTCTGTCTGACGCGCTTTTATCTCAAATGCAAATTTAAGCCCCGGAGTACCTTTTACAGTGAAATATGTCTGCTCTTTTTTATCTACCCAACAATCTCCATCTCCTTCCTTTTGCAAAAACACATAGTATTCAATCCCTACATTGGTAGATTCTTGGAATATATCATCTATATCTATCAGGCATGTACCGTCTTCTGATATGGATGCTTCTCCGATGTCTCCAAACATAGGGGATGCCATTTCATAGCAATAAAATGTCTGGGTTCCGTAATTCTTTGTCTGAAGAATCCTGGATTTTGTTCCACGCACACTCAAATCCGCAAGGTCGGTGCCTGTGCCTTTACTGTAAAAGTGTCCGCTGGCTTCGATGTGCGAGTATGATATAACCTTTCCGGTGGCGGTAACACCACCGTTTGAAACTATACTATAATATGCCTTTAAACTTCCCATAGTTAGGGTGGATTGCGAATTGTTTCTTCCTGTTATGCTTGTGCTTACATTTATCGCACTGCAATATACATCACGCGTGGAAAACGTAGTTCCTTCTAATTTTGATTCACCTGTCCATGAATTAGTTTCCATGTTAAACCAGTCTGAAGCCCCTGTGGTTTTGATAAGTCCGTTATTTCCATCCAGTGTAACACTGTTATTCCCGTTCACCGCATATAAATATCCACTTAAAACCTGCCATCCAGCCAAATACCCGGTGTCAATATACGAAGCGTTCAGATACACCTTGTTGTCATAAAGGTATAGCCCCTGTGTTTCCCCGTTGTTGGTTAATTTATTAAAGATTTCCAACTGGGTCATATCACTGGCATCTTTTCCGTCCTGTCCATCTTGACCCTTTTCCCCATATACACCAATCACGCAAGGAAGTGTTGTTGCCTTGGCCCCGTTTGTGAAGAAAGTCTCCTCATAGTTCCACAGGTATCGTTTGTCCGGTGTTGGAGTCTGCACAGCTTCTGTCCATCCGGAGTCACTTGTTGATACACCAGACGAACTGGACGTAGAGAGATAATGTTGCACAATCTTGGAAATTCCATTCCCGGTATCTCCCTGCTTTTGCTTTGCGACTACAAATTCCTTTTCCGCGGACATCCCGCTGTAAGTTGCAGTTGCTGTAATCGTGCCGCTATCTACAGATAATCCAGAGACCGTATACGTTGCTCCTGATGCTGAGCCGTTCACTCCACTTCCTGCGGAGAATGAAATATTTGACTGTGCGGTCACATTCTCAACACCATACAGTACAGTTACTGTAGTTTTGCATGTGGGAAATGTAGTATAATTTCCAGATGAATCCGTTGGAATTCCTTGAAATTCATTTGACAGCAGTACGTTCAACGTGGCGTATTTTGTCGCGATTTCGGTCGCGGTATTAGAAGCTGTGTCTTTTGCTATTTCAGAGACGGCTTTCCCTTTTAATGAAAACTCCGTTGCGGCAATGTATACCTTTCCGCTATCGTCAATATGAAGCGTGATTTGATTATCATTGTCAATAACCTTAATCCCTTTTGCATTGATGAATTTACCTGCCAGAATGCCTGCAAGGATGTAATTTGCATTGATATACAGTTTCTTGTCCTGTATGTAAATCCCCTGGTCTTTACCGCCGTTTGTCAGCTTATTAAATACCTCATCCTGACCAAGACTTGTATCATACTCCTTGACCGCATTATCAATGTCAGTTTTGTCCACATATTTGAAATCAATCCAGTCAGTATCAGTAAATGCACCGTCCGCTCGACTTCTGACTGCTGTTTTGATAGAAGCTTCACCATCTGCCTTTGATGTGACCCAGAAATCCCCCATATTATACGGCGGCTTTGGCTGTTCGAAATAGACTGCCGCTTTCCCGTCAATCTTATCAAATAGATAATCTGGCGCTTCCTGCTCAATCCATTTGTCCCCGTCCCACCGCCAGCGCGTGTTGTTCGTGGTATTCTGCCAAAGGTCTCCTTTGTGGATATATTTGCCTTTTTCCCAGACAATTAAAATCTCATTTCCGTCTACATCCAGAATGGAATTACCGCCAGCATCTGTCCACGGAATTTCTTCTGTTTCTGTCCATTCAAGCGCCGGGTCTGTATCCTGGCTCCAGGTCTGAATTTTACCATCAAGCTGCTCTTGAAGACTTTCAATCGTATCGGCAAAAACGCCTTTGATAAATGCTGTGATTGCAGAATCATCTGTATATTTAGATGCTCTCACCCAGTCATCGGCGTCATAGCTTGCTCCTTCTGTTTTTGCCTTTTGACATTTGAGAATGTCACCAGTCTTTCCCTGAACCCACAAATCATCAATATCATAAGGCGACACCGGCTCTGCCCCGAATATCCTCTTCTTTGAATTTGCCGTGCTTTGCGCCTGCGCCGCATCTGCAAGAGCTTTGACCACTGCAGTATCTTTTACATAATCCCACTTGTATTCGCCATTAATCTTTGCATACCTGTAAGCCTGTCCACCATATTCTTCGTTGTTTACGATATAAAACAGGTCACCTAAGTGCTTCTCTTTAGCTGTATCATCTGTCCAAGTGGACGCCGGTTCATTATTGCCATCAGGAACATAGTCTCCAAAGAATGCTTCTATCTGTCCGTCAATCTGCTCCTGAAGAACCTTAATCTGCGGCGAATAGACTTCTGTAATGAACTTCTCAACCTCAGCATTTGCCACGTTCTCAGGCGTCTTCCCTTTAATTGTAAGCTCTGTGGCATTAAGATTGACAGCTCCTGTCTCTGCGTCAATACGGAACGTAATATTCCCGTCATTGTCTTTTGCCGTGAATCCTCTTGTGTTGATCCAATCCGACTGTATACCGATAGCATACAGAATGTTCAGCACTGCATCGCCGTTACTGTCAAATCCGGCTTTCCAAGTCTGACCTCCGTCTACTGACAAGAAAAATCCATCAGCACCCGTCTTATATATCACCTTGGAATCAGCAAGTGTGGGTTTGTCGTGCCTATATGAAATCGTTGAACCGTCTGCCTGAATTTCTTCTGTATAGTAGAAGCCGAGAGTGTTTGCTGCTAGTTCGTTCATCTGCTTTAATTTTGCATCATAGGCAGTAATCTTTTTCTCAGAATCTTTCTTTATGTTGTCGACCTCGACCTGCATACTGTCTGGATAGTCAGCGTTGATGTCTTCCATACTCTTTGCATTACAAGAGAAGCTCGTACTGCCAGAGAATACGAAGTCTACATCTGTCAGATATGAATAGTAAATGTTGCCTTTAATGTCGGAAAATGTAATTCTATCTCCAAATGTGGCGTATCCGATCGCTGCGCTGTCGCAAGAGAATGGCCTTAATCTCATACCGACAATTTCTTTTCCAATCAGGTCAATACCTGTCTGTTCATTGCCACTCAGAAGCTTGTTGTCAATCGTGATGACATATCCGTCTGTACCGTACTTATATTCCGTCTCATTATCTGTATACTTGACCCCAGTAACAACTATATCGTCAACATCATAGGTAAGATTTCTGATAGCATTTGGTTTAAATCCTTTTCGTTCGAGAACTGTCTCAATCTCGTTACTTCCAACGTCAAGAATGGTGTTTCCATTAATGTCGTACCATGGAACTACTTCTAATGTGATAGCATCCATACCATCGTCAAAAGTGATGATTCGCAAATTATCATTCTCATCAATGCGAGCATTGCCGCCTGCCAGAGCTGCAACCATACCGATTACTGCTCTAAAAGTGGTATTTTCCGGCTTCTTCTGCACTTGATAGTCTGCGTTTTTAAATGTTGCGTCACCTAATACAATCCCGGTCTGCTGACAGGCATCTTCTAAAACCTCTCCTACAGAGCATGGGAAGACAAGATTCGTTTTGTAGTCCGCCTCCGCCTTACTCATATAGTCCAACAAAGTAAGGCTAATCTCATCGGACGTGGCGGGCTTTTTCGACACAATAAATGTGCCACGGCGAATGGTTTCTAATCTATCAGACAGTTGCAAATTTAAAAATAGGGTAAACTGCGCCCCGGCAAAGTTGTAGTCAGAGAACCTGTCATCATCATTGACCAGTGCCAATGTTGCTGTTTTTTCAATGGCTACACCTATCGGGAAGTCCCCGGAATCAGAAGAATCTACAATTCCGTTTCCGTCAAGGTAGAAATCTTCTTTTTCCAGACTTAAAGTTGTCCCATCACGCAGCACCACATTCGCTGTAACATAATAGTTACTATTTAGGAGAGATTCTGTCTTTAACTGATTTGTAACATTAATCATACCGGTCGAATGCTCCTTACATTAATAGTTAATCCTGTCCATCGTTCCTCGTTGTCTTTGAGCGTTTGCGCTGCCATGTTGAAATTAGATGCATAGAACGTTTTGTCAATCCATTTGCCGGGTGTCCGAGGGTCTTTATGATGGAAAGTGAACTGACTTTTATTAATCATAGAGTTGAGAATCGTTGCAATCTCTCCCCATTTAAGCTCACCCCATTCCATGTCATATCCGGCGATAGTTCCCATTGGAGTGTTGTGCATAACAAGATCCTGGCTTCTCTTAGAACTTTCCGTTGATGTAGTTGCGAACACCGGCTTGTATGTGTCAGGGGCCTTTATAATGACCCCATCAATCTTAAACTGTTCTTGCGACATTTACACACCTCCTAATAAGAATGGATTCTGACCGCCATTTCTGCGTCTCCTAAGTTCTGCTTCATCAATGATAATGTCTAACAATTTTCTGCCAGATGCATTGACTGTAACATTGTAAGTGTTTCCATCTCCCTGTCCTTTCCCTGATTCTTCCCGGACGATCTGACGCAACAGGCTTTCCGGTGTTTCCAAGTTATTTCCTTTTTTTTGGTCACCTAATACCGCAAGGAATTCTGACCTTGGCGGAATAACTGCGCCACTAGCCAGATATGGGATAGTTCCGATACGTGGAAATGTTGCATGAAATCCGATAGTCTTTGTGCCGAATGGCGTAGGCACATTCCATGGGCCAAAAGAAAATGCAGATTCAATTCCGCCAATTGCATTATTAATCATCCCAACTGCATTATTAACAATGCTAATTGCCTGATTGATTGGTCTTTTAATAAAGTCTACAATACCTTCAAATGCAGATTTTACCGCATCTCTGGCAGCATTAAACTTATCAGTAATAGCGGTTTTTATTGCTTCAACCTTAGTAGATACAAAAGTAGTAACGCTTTCCCATATTCGGGATGTCTTGTCTTTTATTTTATCCCAAACGCCAGTAACTTTGGTTTTAATTGCGTCAAACACTGTTTTTGCCGTGGTTTTAAGAGCACTCCATAATCCAGAAAGAGTCTTCTTGATGGCATTCCAGACTGTTGAAGTCGCTGTCTTGATTGCATTCCAGGCAGCGCTAATGACGGTCTTTATTATGTTCAGTGCGCCTTTTGTTACGGTTTTAATTATTTCCCACGCACTTGATACAACATCTTTGATAAAACTCCATGCTCCATCCGCAATCTCTTTTATTCCCTGCCAAGCCAGTCCCCAGTCTCCTGTGAAAACGCCAACAAGAAAATCAATAATTCCGCTCAATGTGTCTGCTACATCACCAATAATTTTAATTAATGATTCCAAGACTTTTATTGCTGTGGTTCCTACAACGTCAATTATCTTTGCCACAACCGGAAGCAAATTCGCGATTATCCAGTTAATCAAAGGCACTAACACCGACTCCCACAGAAGTTTCAGAGAATCAATGAGTTTTCCGAGGAAAGTTTCTATCTTTAAAATCGCGTCCCCTAATGGTCCCTCTAATAGCCCTTTAAACTGTTCTGCCAGCCCTTGTAACACCGGAAGAATGTACGTGTTATATCCGGTTATTAGAGTTTCAAATATGCTTGATAGTCCATTTGCTATAGAATCAAAGAACGGCTTTACGTGTTCATCGTATAACCTTGATATTGCATCACTAAGGTTTTGAACAACTGTTAAGACCCCACTTGTTACGGTTTCTATTACTCCGAGGCTACCTTCGATTGCTGACTTTAAAATGTCCTTGTTGTCGATAAAAGGCTGTGCAATCATGTTTAGAATATCTCTGCCAAGTTTTGCAGCCGTTTCTGTAAGAACCATTCCGATTTCAGCAAAGATTCCGATTAAATCGGCAGTAATCTGCTGTGCGGTTTCTCCACCGAAAACTGAGAAAACATCAGCAAAAGCAGTCGCAAGATTTCCTGCGATTTGTGAAATTTCAGCACCGATGTTGAACATATCTATCAGATAGTTCTTTATTCTTTGCGTATTCTGCTTTAAAAACTTTTCGATTCCGCCTATAATGTTTTGTGCAATTGTTAATCCGATTCTGGCAAATGAGCCAGCAACTTGCCCAATTGCATATGCAAATGAATCTAAAAAATTATTTGCTGCCTTGGTAACTTCTGGATCAGTGAAGATATCTTTTAAAGATTTCCATATGGAGTCAAGGTCTTTCTTTATTCCGTCAAAAATCGGCTCGTAATCTCCCAATCCATCCCAGAATCCTTTTGCGATTAACTTGGCCAGCTGTTTAAACCTGTCAATTATCTTCTTTAGCGGTTTCGACATCTTATCAAGAACTGTCTCACCCTCTGCCACCTTTCCATAATCAACATTTTGTACAGCATCTTTCATCTGATTTGCAAGTCCGCCGGTTGCGCTCGGCGCTTTTGACGATGAATCCGCACTTTTGTCCGTTGAGTAATTATTTATTTCGTCGAGAGGACTAAGATATCCTTTTGCCGCCTTAGTAGCTTTCTTGGTTGCGTCCGCTGTATCATTTGTTGCATCCGCCAGCTTTTCGGCATTATCGGCAGCATTTCCATATTGGTCGGCTGTGTCAGCCATTGCATCTGTTCCGACAAGACCTGCGCCGCTCGCGCCTGTCTGACCAGATGATTTCTTTCCGGTGATTAATTCCGTAAATGACTTGAAGGCATTTGCCAGAGTTGCTAACTTACCGAGCAAGATATTAATAACTTTCAGAACAGGAGTGAAGAGATTGATTAATCCCTGTCCAACTGTCGCCTTGAGAGATTGCAGCTGTAACTGCATTACTCTTACCTGGTTCGCCCAGCTGCCAGATGTTCGGACGAAATCACCAGATGCAGCTGACAGCTGTTTCTGTACAAAAGCCAAGCGGAGAGCTACTTTCTCCTGTTCGGTCATTTCAGATGTGGTTTTGCCATAGCCATTTGCCAGCGCGAACTGGTCAAGCGCCGACTGAGTCATTACCACGCCGAGGTCCTTGAGTGTTTCCGTTTCACCTGTAAACACTGATTTCAACTTGATATAAGCCAAGTCCTGACTGATGTTGTAGAACGATGCCACATCACCAGTTAGCTGTGTCAGAGCCGTTGACATATCGTAAGCCTGTGCTTCTGAGAATCCGAACGACTTAGACATTGCCCCGAACGTACCAACATACTGTTTCGCCATTGTTTCTGACAGACCAGCAGAGGTCATGGCGTTCTTTGCAAATTCGTTTACCTTGTCCGACATGGTTGTAAATGTAACATCGACCACGTTCTGCACTTCTGCCAGATTGGAGCCAAGTTCTACGCACTCTTTCCCAAACTGGGCTAGTTTCCCAATTGCGAATGCTCCGCCAATCAGTACGCCTATTTTTTTTACTACGCTGCCAAGTCCGTTAAAAGACTGTCTGATTGCTGATACGCCGTTTTGTACACCCGATGTGTCCATTCTGGTATCAATAATGACTGAGCCATCAGCAGCCATGTGTTCACCTCCTAACTATTTGAGGTTCAACATCTCATTCAGCTTATCTTTATAAGCTTGCTCCTCGTCGCTGAGACGTGTTTTTATGTCAATAATATTCTTGTTTTCCTGATAGAATTTCTTTTCCCATTTATCGAGTTTTTCACCCTTTGCTTTTTTTGACCGGATTCCAACAACCGTGTTGAACAGGCACTCGCCAGACTCCATGAAATATCCAAAGAATGTCCACCAGTGCATATAAGGTACTGTTCTGATTTCTTTACCGGCAACCTTGTTTACTGCCGGAACAATCATGTCTCCGTCCTGTTCCCAGTCCATCAAACGGGGTTTGGGCTTGTTCGGGCTATCATCGAATTGACCACAATCAATAAACTCGCAAGCTTTCTGACAAGCTTCTGTAAGATGTTCCAGGGGTATGCTTTGCCAGTCCTCAAACAAAATCTGTAACATAACAACAGCTTTCGCCTGTTCGTCCAATTCCGGGTCATTCATGGCGACCAGAATATCAATAATTACTCGAAAATCCGTTCTGATAGAAAAATCCACCCCACTGATATTTAGTGAGGTGGGCAACTCATAGGCGGTCATTTTGTATACTTCTCCGTGTACTTATTTACTACTTCCTGCATTTTTTTCTTTCTCTTTTCAATTTCTGGAGTAAGTGCTTCATTGATTTTATCAAGAACGATATAGGCGAACACCTGACCATTTCCAAAAACAGTTGTTGCGGTAATTTGTTCTTTAAATAAATCCTTAGATGCTTCGTATCCGAGCATATAATTGATTTTGTCCTCAATCTGCTTATTAATCTCCGCCATCTCTTTGCTGGAAGAGACATTTTTAACAGATTCCTGAGCCTGCTCAAAGAAAGTTTCCAATTCTTCCGCTCTTGCCGCAACGTTAATGTCAGTAGGATTCAGTTTAAATGAAGAGAACACTTCACCCTGTTTGTTTGTGAATGTGAAAAGAAGAAATCCATCATCAATGTTTGTGTTAATTGTTTTTGCCATTTTCTATACCCTCCTAGAATTATTCGCTGTCGGCTGTGAATGTACCGGAACTGATATCAAACTTTCCTTTTACACGTTCGCCGGTATAATTGACGGTAAATGGAATCTGATATCCGGATGTATCACCGCCGTAGGAAGTCGGCACAACGTAGCAGTCCTGCTGATATGCTTCGTACTTGCCTACTGTGGCTTCTGTCCAGAGATGAACCTCAACTGCTTTTGTTTTGAGGTTGTCGTCTTTGAGACGTCCATCTACAATCTTCTGTAACGCTGTAAACAAATCAGAAGTAGTATCTGCATAGAACGGATCAGCGTCAGAAGAAACTTCGTAGCCGTTATGCTTGAATGTGGATTCTCCAAGAATGTTTTTAGATGTTTCAGTATCTGGATTGAGTTCTACATTGTACTCTTCCAGATCCTTGCCAAGACGCTCATATTTCGGTGTCAGTCCTCCACAGAGGGAACCTGCATCAATATAATGAGCCATATATTTACGGTCAATCTTGCCTGTAACTGCCATAGAAATGTCCTTTCTGCCTATAACTTTTAAAAGGCTGTGTAGGTTAGCAACTATCTCCAATTGATAGCCGGTTGTTACTTGTTATATTACTTCGTAAGTATTTTCGTAGCGTACTGACAATGGCAATAACCAATCCTGTACGCCGCTCTCCTGTGGCTCTAAACCATAGGAGTTGTCACGGGTGATGCGTTTTATCACTCGCCCCTGAGAAAGTTCAGGAAACGCATTTAAACGTGTCTCAGAGCCATTTATAATAACTGGTTCCCGACATATCCATTTACCGAGATTATCCAGGAACTTCTGAACAGATAGTTTCTGCCTTTCCTTGTCGGACGCTGTTCGGTATACCACATAGAAGGGGTACTGGCATATCTGATGCATTGTTCCGCAAACATCTTCTTTCTCTGAATAAATCAAGGCACCGTTATCTGCTGAGAACGCAATTCCTGATTCCTTGCCAAGTTCCTCAAATTTGATTGTTTTATTTTCATACAGCCCCGGATACTGGTTTAGAAGTGCTTTCATGGCATCTGTCAAAATTTCGTATCCGGTTGCATCTTTGCCAATAGGTTTATCCGCCATATCTGCCACCTCCTGCCTGTGCTTTTACCTTGCGAATCCATGTACTGCCGTATTTTCGTTTAGCGGCATCGAACCATTCAGCTTGCGCCTGAGTATGCGGTGATTTTGTATATTGAAGATTTTCTTTTGCATTCGTTTTACCGGAGTACTGGCTCACAAGAACCTTTTCCGCATCGTGTCTTGCCCATGTGCTACCTGTCGCAGGGTCGACCATGGTTTTTCCAAAATAAAGAAAGCGTCCATAAGGAGCAGCCGCCGCACATACAAATCCAGTCCCTTGCATTGATGTACTTTTGACTCTTGTTCGGTCAATAAAATCTCCCGAAATCATTGGCATAAACTCTATCATACTGTCCATAACCATCCCATCAAGGAGGTACTGGGCTTCTTGATACTGCCTGGAAAATCTATCCATATTTAGCTTGATTTTCATATCTCCATCGACTACGGAGAATCCTTTAAAATGATGAATTTTGCTCATACTACTTACCCAGAATCTCAAAATGTGGAATCAGTGTATATGGACCGCCTACACTGGTAATCTTAAACACGTTATCCCTGTTCTCGTTCATGTACTGATAGAATCCATTCCTATAATCACCATCCATTACCGTTCCACCAGTCCACTCACCCTCCCAGAAGAATGATTCGTCTGAGAATGTGATAGTATCCTCCAGAGCGTTGTTAATCTGCTGTTTCCACTCTTTAGGTGGCACCCATGGGAGAATCTTACCATCCTTGTCAGCAATGATTATATCGCCGTTCTGAACAGTGTATCGAACGTGTAACTGTGCGTTGTCTGTTGCGTCTGGCCCGTACTTCTTTAGGATTGCTCCCTTGTCCGTAATGAGGTCAACACCAGATAAAACATGAGGATACCAGTACGCATCTCCTGTCGTGGCTGATTCGTAATAATTAAAAATCGTCACTGTTTTTTCGTACATGATACCCTCTCCTTAATTATTCTTTCTGCACTGTCTGCTTAATAACCTGATTCACTCCGGTAGCCGACAATCCGTTAAACATACCGACTGCAACCGCCGTGATGTAATCCGTTGCCGGGAAATCTGGGATAACTCCCATTCCGACTGCTCCGAGAATTCCACCAATAACCGCCATGATTACTGGAATCCATTCATCAGAGATTCTTTTTGATGCTTTACAGCCCATTCCTACGATGTAGCAGATCATAACGATTGCGATACATGAGCCAAGTGTTGAAATGTCCATTATCTGGATACCTCCTATTCTGCGAAAATCCAATCCTCTGCTAACATATCTGCCTGAGATGCAAGCCATCCCATCTGTACGCCAGATGTTCCAACAAACGCGATTGCTTTGTTTCCGATAGCTTCGTGATTGCAATTTACAATCTCGCCGTCAGCCGATTTGTAGGAGATTGCGGTTGCTAACTGGATATACTGTTTCTTCCCATTCCAACCTTTACGAGCCACTTTAAGTCCCCTTTTTAGATAACGGATAGCATCGCCAAATCCAAATGTTGACTGACCGCCAAGAACACCACAGTTATTCTCATCAGCAATCATCCAATCGTCTCTCTGTGTGTGCATGAAAGTATATTCCACTCTCTGCGTTTCGCGGATATCGAGAACTTCTCCCTGGCTTTCATCAGAATCTTTCGGTCTGCAATGAATCATAATCGTATGTTTTTCATCATCCCAGCACCAGTAGCCATTCCAACCCGGGAGTTTTACTTTTGCTCCCTGTTTCATAAGTTTAAACGCTTCTCTAAAATTCATATCAATCACACTCCTGCATACAAAACTGGTATTCCATCATCCGTCCTTACTCCCATCAGAAGTGGTAAAGCTGTCTTTAAGAGTAAGTCGTTCGTTTTCTGTATATCTCCGGCGGCGGCATATACCGCGCTCCATTCCTTTGCACTTGCCCCAATTTGCTGTGGCGTTGCGTAAGAGATGGATTCGCTGCCGGATGATACAGAGGTTACAACGCCTGTTGTGCTACCACCGGACCCGATTGTGGTTGATGTACCACTCACAGCGGCATTGGTAGCATTCTTTTCAGCAAGCTCAATCTGATACATTAATTCAGCCAATGAACAGACCGCCTTTTTGATGCGCTTCTGTGAGCGTTCGTTCGTCGGCAGTCCATCCACCAACCTGTCAAATGTCATTGTGTCCACAAAATCACTGGCTCTTTCTGCCAGCCGTGGAAAGTCGGTTTCTGGCACGACTGAACCGAAATATGAAGTTGTGTAAAATTCATAATCTGCATAAGCCATGCCAGTTACCTCCTACATTTATGGTTTTGCTGCTACAGTCGCATGTCCTGCGCTCAGCGCCTTATAGGTGCTGTCACATTCAACCACTGTGATTACCTGTCCTGTTGTTGCTGTAATGTCGGATTCACCATCCCACGCGCTCCAGTTCTTCACATTCTGTCCGTAGTCTACGGCAGTCTCAGAAGATGCGACCTTGTACTTATACACATTTCCTGCGCTCACTTTTGCCGGAGTGATGGTCACTTTAGTATCTCCACTTTTACTTCCTGCTGTGGAGTTTACAGTCAGAGTTCCAAGCGTCTGAGTTGTGTTGATGGTTCCAACAGCAATAGCATCAATGTACTCTGCAAAGAGGGTAAGTCCCATGATTGCGAATGCTTCGGATACTGCTGTGTGATAGTTGCCCTGTGTGTGGAATCCGATCAGGTTTGTCTCACCAGATACGGTGTATACAAGACCTGCTCTTGCAAAGTCAGATTCATTCGGGTCAACATAGTACAGTACGATGTTCTCAACAGGGGTAGCGATAACTGTTCCTCTTGGAATTTCCTTTTCGGATAACAGGAAGATGGTGTTGAAGCCCATGAAATCTTTCATGTACTGGAATCCGAACTGATTCTGGATAGTGATCTCAGCTGCTCCGAGGTATTCATATACGTCCAGAATGTTGACAAATCCAACAACACCAGTCACATTTCTGTGCATCTGTTTGAATTTGTTCTCAACCCGACCCTTGGCCATTGCCAAAGCCATCTGGAAAGTAGTTTCTGTAAATGTGAGGGTACCTGTTTTCAGATAGTCGTAAAATCTTTCAGTAACATTGGTCTGAAGCTGGAAAAGGAATTCATCATCGGTCATCTGAACGGCGTTCTCATAACCGTGATCTTTGATTGCTTCGATAGATACAGCCTTTGCGTACTTCTCAATACTCATTTCTGCATAAGGCTTTTCCTTTACAGTGAATTTGCTGTAAGGGATTTCTTCACCCTCTTTAACATTTCCATCCTGCAATGTGCCTTCTGCGTATTTTGATTTAAGAACCGCTCCGGGTGTCTTTTTGATTGGACGCATGATACCAAGAATCTCGCGCAAGTGTTCCCAGTTTCTTTCGAATCTGGTTACAAAATCAATCTCACGTGCTGTGACCTGGATATCATTTGTCATAATAAGATTAGCTTTTGCTGTCATATAAAAATCCTTTCTACCCATAATTGTTAAGGTATTGGGTTAGCGGCTATACTCTGGTGTATAGTCGGTGTAAAAATCACTGGAATAACTGAATATTCTGAGCAATTGCAGCCTGTCTCTCGGACGGGTCTTTGATCGCTTCGATATCTTTTTTAGTCATGCTTCCCGGTGTCTGCTGCTGTCCAACGTGAGTGGTAAATCTTGCCTGATTCTGCTGAGCCTGCTGCTGAGATTCGTCCACGAAAGCAGACGCGTCAGACTGTTTCATCTGCTCAATCAGGTCGTTCAGTCCGAGAATTTTGCCATCTTTCAGCTTCAATCCGGCTTCCTTGATGTCTGCCATAACAGATTTCTTTGCAGCTTCGCTGGAAAACTTAACATCATCGAGCGCCGCTTTGAGCGCATCTGAGAAATCGCGGTCATAGATTTTCGCATTGAATTCTTTTTCTGCATCTGCCGCTTTCTGTTTCCAAGTCTCTAACTCGGATTTAACATTTGCCGGGTCGATACCGTCAAAACCTTTCAGAGTTTCTTCTGCTGTCTCGGCACGTACTTTCCAGCCATCACGTTCTCCCTCAACTTTCAACAGGGTTTTCGCTACTTCTTTAGCATTCTTATAATGCTCAGAGAGTGCCTTTTTCACATCTGCCTGTTTGTCCTCCGGGATTTCAATTCCAAATGATTTTAATGTGTCAATAAGTTTCTGCATATATATCCTCCTGGTCGTGTTTATTGACCTGCCGCCGCAGGTAAATGGATTAAGCCAGTTAGACCACTGGCAAGGTAATTGCAGGAGACGGATTTGAACCGCCGTTCTCAAGGGTATGAACCTTGTGAGATTCCGCTTCTCTATCCTGCCATGTACATGTTTGGAAGAACCATTTCAGCACGTTCACTTATTGCCTACTAGAGGAAGTCACTATATCACCGATAAACAGTACACATTCGGAACTCGGTTATACATTCCTTGCGCACTGCCCTGTGCTTTTCCTACCACCAAACTTTCAGACTCCAAACAATCGGAATGGCAGGAATCGAACCTGCGACGTCAAGAGCTATACGCTCTCCGCTCTTCCACCTGAGCTACATTCCGCGCCGCCTTTAACGGCCAGTTGACAGTGCAACTGAGCTGATTTTCACCAGAAGGCCCTCGGTATGCTTTTTAGGTTCGTCAACCTTTAGGATTTTTACAGCAATAACCTTTTTCAGCATCATGATGTTGCAATTCAGCCAAACCATAGACCGCCTGCAAGCAAACAGCATAATTTCAACCGAATCAAAGCGGAACGCCCGGAATCGAACCGGAGACCAGAGCGCGACTCTGTCAGTTTTCCACTAGCGTACATTCCACATAACCCGGATTTCCGGGTTAGCAAGGTATTTAACGTGTCATGCCTGCCACGAGTTGTTTCGAATGCTCTTTCTTTTTAAAAGAAAAACGTGAATAAAAACTTTATTCAAGGAGGTGAGCCATCTTGCGTGCCAGATGGCAAATACGCACGACAGGATTCGAACCTGTTTAACTTTCCATAAAGCGTGCGCACCAGCTACTTTAAGAAAGGAGGATAAAACGAAAATGTTAAAACAACCGTTGTGCTTCCTGCTGCACAATTACATTATAACAGATTTCTTTTAACTACCTCTCTACCACTTTTACGTTTTTAGAGCATATCACGGAGCTTTTCCACGTATCTCTTAACAAGATCACGTTCCTCCCGGCACTCTGCGTCCTTGGACATATCGCTCATTTCTGTTGTGAGTTCGTCCAGATGTTCTTCCAGAGCGGCAAGCATCTTTCTTTTGCAGTCTTCAGACTTGCCAGAACGATAGCTCTGCTTCTGCGTCATGTAATCATCGTAGGCGTCTCGTCCATCAGAACGGCTGTAATGTCCTCTGACATAATGTTCACCACGTCTGGCATAAGAACTACCTCTGTCGTAATCCGGCATCATTCTGCCGTCATTTGTGCTGTATCTCCCCATGCTATCACGTTTTCTTCCACGCTCGCTGTAATCGTCATTGTATCCGCCGCGCATCTCATCAAGGACAGCGTTGTAATATTCCACCTTTTTGTCCCAGTATTGAGTGTTTTTGATATCTTTGTACATATCAATCAGCTTGTATGTCATTTCCAGATTTCCGGTGGTCAGCCCACTGTCAGCGATTTTGGAAAGTTCATCTTCGATTCTTGCGCATAAATCCTTAATATCTCTCATAACTGCACCTCCTACGCTTCTCTGGTCACAACAATGTTTGCATTCACAACAGAAACAGCCTGATCGCTTGTGTTTTCTACCGCGATATTAACGCAGCATCCACGAGGTACATCAATATAGATGCCAGAGGACACATTGTTATACTGATCTACTGCTGCCGGTGTGGAAATCATCTGTGAAGATAATACCGGTTCGCCAGAGATTGCAATCGCCAAAGAGATAGCTCCGACAGTACCGCCTGTTGGAATTGCGATATTACCAGAAAAATCTACAAAGAACCTCGCTTTGCACTGGTTAGTCAGTCCTCTCAGTGTAATAATTCCACTTCCTTCTCTGTGCTGAATGCAGTTAGAGCCTTTAACTGCTGTGTTTGAAAATACTACGTTTCCATTTGCTGCTACAGTCTGAGCAGATATACTTATAAATTCTGCCATAAAAAATACTCCTTTCATATCACAAAAGGACAGGTCTCAGCCTGCCCCTCTGTGTAAAACGGCATAAGCCGACATTCGAATCAATCGAAAGATACTCTCGATATGAAGTTATCAGCAATTGCATCCGGTGTTACATCCGCATCCGTAAAATGTGTTCGGATTAGGAACCTGATATGCCGGGATCGGTGCCGGATTAATCGCATTAATGAGCTGCTGTGTCTGAGAAGCCATTGCAGTTGTAAGCAATGCACTCTGGCGATCCTGAGAAGCGGCACGTCTGAGGTCATTGTTTTCAGCCTGCAGGTTAGAAATCTTTTCATTGCAAAGATAGTCAAGAATGGCTCTTGTTCCAGCGTTCTGACTGTCAATAATGTCTCTTGTATTGCTGTTCATGGTGTTCTGCAATGCGCAGGTGTTCTGTGCCATATTGTAATTTACGCCCTGAATTGCTTCTCTGGTTTCGCAGCAACAGTTCGCAAGCTGTGCCTGTAAAGCATTAGTATTCTGCATATTAGCCACAGTATCGGCATTAATAGCCTGCTGGATTCCGAAGCCGGTCTGCATGATGTTTGTGTTGATTCCATTGAATCCGGTAAGCATACCATTATTCATGGCATAAAAGCCATCGCACAGGCCACTGTTGATTCCATCAAGTTTGCTGATTACCGCTGAATTGTCGAATCCTCTCTGAATGTCTGCCTGAGTAGCTGCTGTGGCTGCATATCCGCCGCCATTGCCATTATTGCCCCAGCCGTTGTTTCCCCATCCGAAGAAAGCAAAAATGAATAAAACAATAATCCACCAGCTACCATCTCCGCCAAACATGCCGTCATTATTTCTACCGTTTCCAGTAGCGGCGGCAATATCTGCTAAGCTATAATTTCCATCCATAGTTATAATCTCCTTTATTGTGTATTTACATCAATCTGGCCAGATTGTAATGTACTATTTCATTCCTTTCAGCATGTG